TAATCAAATAAAGGAGTTGTTATCATGGGTGATAAATATAAGGCACAAAAAAAATATGCAAAAGCCAATATTAAAAAACTCAGTTGTTCATATCCTAGCGAATTTGTAGAAGAATTTAGAGATGCTTGCAATAAATTAGGAATCAAACAATCTGAAGTTATAAGAAAAACAATGGAAGCAGTTATTGAAAACGCAAAAAAGGACCAGAGCAAATAGCCCTGGTCTTTTCTTATGAATATAAATTGTTGTGTAGTTGAGATTTAATCGAAATTAAGTCGAGTTTAGTCAACATCTTTATGAATAAACTCATAATAAAACTTAAATTAGACTTTTTTCAAATATCTTTTAGCAACCCATCCACTTGGGATCTTTGCCCAATCTCCATCGAATTTAGATACAGTGACACGAGTGCCATAATTAATACAGCCATCCTTATCGTAATCGTGAGCCTTAGCATTCTTAGTTAATTCCTCATATGTCTTTCTTCTACAGTTAGCTCCTGGTCCTGTTCTGACACTTAAATCACTAGCAGTAATCATATAAGTACCTAAAGTGCTAGATGCATTGCTCTGTGGCTTAGGTGTAGGAGTTTCAACGTGTTCATTAACACTCTTATTTAAGATGCCCTCTACAATTGCCTTTGCGCACTTGTCAGCGTTCCATTTCATTTTATCAATAGCGTTGTCAACAAAGCAGCACTCAACAAGTAGTGCTGGAGAATTAGTCTTTCTCAACACATATAACTTAGTAGATGTTTTAACACCTCTGTTTCTAATGCCTAGAGTGTTAGAAATATTTTTGACGATTCTTTCAGCTTCATCTTTGGCTTTTGAGTTGTCGCTATAGACATATACCTCTGTACCTGTTCCGCCTCCAGCGTTGAGATGAATAGAGACATCTAAGTCAACCTTATGATCATTACACTTATTTACAATTGCTTTTAAGTTAGAATTCTGGTCTTTTCCATTATCATCAGTACAGTCATATACTGTATGTCCGTTTGCTCTTAACAACTCAATGACTTTATTTTTAACTTTTCTGTCTTCATTGACTTCATCTAATAAACCACTTGCTCCGCGACATTTTAAACTATGTCCACCATGTACGTTAATAATCATACTTTATACCTTCTTTCTTATAATTCAATTCCTTCAATCTCTGCTCTAATCTTAAGAGTGCGAATATAATTTCCTAAATGCTTTTTCTGCTCTTTTAATAGATCAAGCGAACATCTAGGAGTGAATGTCAAGGTACGTGCCTCGTACTTAACAGTCATATCATCTAATTTGTCATATCTGATTTTAGCCTGCCAGTATTCTGCTTTAAATCTGTCTTTATAATCAGAACTGTTCATAAGTTCTACAGTGTCTTGTAATTCCATTGTTTAATCCTCCACATTAATGCATACATTCTTTTCTTTCTTGTAAGCATCTAAATATAATTCTTTTTTGTCTCCGTTATAAGTAGCCTCAAAATACATACCATCTGACAATGTAGTTGATAGCAATGCCTTATTGTTCTGAAGTGTCTTGCATACCCACACTACATAGATATTGAAATCCTGTGGATCTTCTAGATGTTCTTTTGTATATCTTCTTACTTCTTCAACTGCAATCTTTAGAAATTCGTCATTACCCATTGTTATTCTCCTTGTTGATAGCGTTTTCTGCTACTTCTAAGCCTTTAGTTAAAACAGATGGTACATTGTCACCTGCTTCAACGAAGTTTTCGATGATGCTTCTTAATTCATTGATAATGAGAGATGCTAATGTAAACCACCCAATATAAGTTGTAATAGTTAAATCAACATTGATAGTCTGACCAATTTCAATAAAGATAGCAGAGGCAAGAAAAGCGACTAAGACCATTAGCCAGTAGCCTAGTTTCTTCCAGACACCCTTAACTCCCTTGGCAGAATTATCCTTTCCCGTTAAACGTGACTTTCTAATTCCTGTAATATAATCAATGATATTTAATGTTAAAAAGCCTACGAATAAAAACCAATGTGTGCCTAATGCAGCAGTCAATACCGCTACAATAGTGCCTCCGATTGCGTTAATCGCATCCATGTATTTTAATGATGTGTCGTATAATTTCATATCTTCTTCTCCTTTTTAAGCGTATGAGTAAATAAATGTGCCACATACGTATGCTGTTGACACTGAGCCATGCATTGCTGTTAACGTCCAATGGTTTGCTGTTACGTCATTTGTGACAGGGTAGAACCTTAGCGTCAAATCGGAACTCTGCGTCTGTACAGGAATAAATACATTCTTTTTTGGGCTTTTATCAACTGGAAACCCATTCCACATATACCCCATTGTATTATTAATGATTGTCGCATTGACCGTACCATCCCAATTCAGTTCGCAGAGTCTCATGCTTTCATTAAATCTATATTTCAGAGTAACACCGCATCCGTTAGTTCCGCATGACACCCAATCAGACCAGCCAATCCATAAATGCTGTATCTTTTCCTCTTTCTTCACGAGTACCCACGTATCTACTTGGTTCTGCGTTTCAAAATCTAGTACATACCCATTAAATGACTGCGCTTCAAGAGGCATATCTACCTTTAATTTCCCAGTCTCTGCCTTGCACCCTACTCCAATCCCTCTGCCATCAGCAGAAAAATCAAGCAGCTTGAACGAAGGAACGATAGCAGCATAAGCTGCAACACCATCTGTAGTGAAGTAATCCTTCACAAGCACTCTGAACGAGTAGGCATTATCCGTATTGAACTTGCCAGCAGATGATATATACACCTTGTTCTCGCCACTGTATGAATCTGTATAAGTTGCAAGAGTAGTCCACGTTTCACCGTTTTTGTACTGGATCATGACAGACTTATCATTTTTATTTGCAACAGGTGCAACTGAAAATGAATAAGTAATCTTAACTGCCGTGCCGTTATCGTCTGCTTTGTTAGTCGATACATTCCAACGCTGTGCACTCACATTCTTAACAGTCGGTGAATACCACTCTGTGACAACAATATTCTTGGAGAGTGTAGCCTTCTGCCCTCTTGAATCCGTAACTGTCGATTTCAGAACAACTGTACCAGACGTCTTAATTGGTTGAGTAACAAACCACGTATTAGGCCCTTGAGCAATCTGCCCATCAATCTCATTGTAATAGTAAGTGATTGTAGCACCATTCTTCGTTGAAGTAGAGACATTGAATTTAACTTTCGAAATGCCTTGAATAATTGTTGATGCACCGAATCTGTTTGCAATTGCAGCATCATCATTTGCGTATGTAATACCTGTGATAGTCGGCTCATACCCCGATGGCATCAATAAATCTAATCGGCAGTAGTTAGTGCCGATGTACTTTCCGGCACGGTTATATGTATCTACCTTGAAAGTCAGATAAGACTGAGATGCATTAGTCATCTTATTAATCAACGAAGTTGGTACTGTCCATCTGAATTCGTCGTTCCACTGATTATCAGCAATCTGTTCAGTCTTATCATAAAAGCTGTACGTGATTACGTGCCCAAAATCAGATGACGCTCTAGGTGTCTTGATTGTCACACTGTTTCCAAAATAGACTGATGCTGGAGAGCAGTATGGCTTGGTTGCTCTAGGAATAACATCGCAGTCAATGCCACCAGAAGCAGATACACTGCCTACATAGTTGCCCGAAAGAGTTACCTTCAATTCCTGTGAGAATGAGAAATCAAAATGCTTCCCACCGTTGCTGTCATGAGGAATCTTGATATTAGTAACTGTCGCAAGTGTTTTTGTTCCACTACCTCCGATAGTCACTCCACCAGACCATAACAGTACGCCATTAGCCCACATAGAGCCGTATTTAGTAGCGCTTGAGTTAATATTCCACTTATAGTATTTAGTTAGTGTAGCAGTCCATAAATCATAGTTTCCGTCAACATTAACACCTGTTCGTGTCATTGTCATTGTGACATTACCGTTTCCACTTGCAAAAGAAGCAGAACATGATGAAGATGTTGCCATTAGTCACCACCTACTTTCTTAAAAGTCAATGATCCATCGCCGTTAACAATGAATCCGAAGTTTCCAATTCTTAATGAATTAGAAACCTCGATGTTTGAGTTATACATTCTGTTGTTAGCAAAGTATGCTACCTCATCGTTGTTCTGAAGAATAGAGTACCTGCTGTTTGTCTGTCTAGTTCTGAACTCCGAATCCTGTTTACCAATCTCGATTCCTTCTGCGTTGAATCTGATATAAGTGTTCAATTGAGTCTGATTGCTTGATACTGTATCAGAAAGAGAACTAAAGTCTTCTTTCTTGACAAAATCCATCTGAATGCTCTCTGTTGTCTGCTGAATAGTAGATACAGTAGAAGCGAGGTTTGCACCGTCAGAGGCGCTGTAATAGTTTTCCGATACAGTCTGTAAGATAGATGTCTTAGTCTGTTCTATGGATGAAGAAGCATCCTTTGTCGCCTGCTGCAGCTGACTGTTCATATTGTTGATTCTGTTGTCATAGTCATCAATGATTGATTTCAAGTCATTCGCAAGTATCGGTGTAGTTGTCGTATACGTTCCATCATCCCATAATATTCTTGATCTCACCCAATAATAATGATTGTCGATATAGTCATCGGGAACACTTTTCCACCCATCACTGTTTTCATCAGGCATTTGTGTTGAAGAATCAGACAAGTAGTATTCTGGAGTGATTGAGCGAATTCCCTGTCCATCTTCTCCGTCATTTACTCTTGCGAGAGTTACGCTTGCTGATGCCTTAATCATATTTAACCTTCTAACTGTGCGCTGAACGTTGCCTTGTTTGTAATATCACCTGCACCGATTGTATATGTCGCACCTGTTGCTACAGCAGTAGTTCCGCCGTCCTTATACCACTTGATAGTTCCTAATGCAGATAACGCAGAACCAGTCACTTCAACTCCACCCTTGTAGACATGAGCAGTTAAGGTTGTAGCGATAGCAGTGTTCTTGAAGATTGTTCCACCACTCGAAGTAATTGCCATTGTGATAGCGTCTAAGCCATCCTTCCCATTTGTGCCGTTTGTACCTTTGTAGGAAACTGAATATGATTCAGTATACTTACCATCAGAATAGTTTACAACAGTCTTTGTCCATAAGTACTGACCATTAGGAACACTAGGAACTTCAGTTTTCCATTCACCTGTTGGCTTAGTTGTTCCACTTGCACCGACCTGGTAAGTAACTGATGTTGAACTTACGGTAACACTTGTACCATTCTGACCTGTCTGCCCCTTGAATGCGATTGAGTAACTGAATGTCTTGTTGATTGTGATATCACCATCAACGACGATAGGGATAGTAATAGTACCACTCTTAGTTAATGCAGATGTTGCAGTAACTGTGATTGTTGGCATTGGTGTCTTCCCATCAGATACCGCTGAGATTCCTGTAGGACATGTAATAGTTCCTACAGTACATGGAACCTGTTCACTACCACATAATGCCATCACCTGTGTAGTAGTTGTCTGTGTACCGTTTACAGAAGTAGTAGTACCTAAGAATGTGTGGCTATCATTTGTTAATATGACGGAATAGCCATCGGTTAAGTCAATAACGTCAATCTGATTGACCGCTTTAATTGCCATAATTTTCCTCCTAAATATTTAATTCGCAGTTGAAGACTGCCTTGAATTTAATGTCCTTTGCTGAAATAGTGAACATGAATCCGTTATCGTTGAGTCTTGAATCATCTAGTGGGATCTTGCTGAATTCTGTCTCTCCATGCCTTTTAATGAGCCACTGCAGATATGCATTATCTCCAAATGTTTCTCTCAGTTTCGAAGAGTTATCAATCACAACTCCACCCACATAGATATTTACTGTGAATATAGTTGCCACATCGCTGTTCTTGAATGTCGTGCCATTTGATGATTCTATACACAATAATATAGAATCCTCGCCCTTAGCTCCTGTAATACATACTGGTGTACTGTATGTGACAGTATTGTTGATCGTTGTGGCGGTTCTCTGCCATATATAGAATCCAGGACGCCAAGTCGGTGCAGTCTCTGACCACCCTGTCTCTGGTGGAATGGTTCCATCGCTCGAAGAAGCATACTCACAAACAAACTTCTTAACTGAACCCTGTGCCTGTTTTATTGCTTCTCCAGCCTTTTCTTCAACTTCTGATACCCTTAGTGATATCTTCTCATTGGACAGGCTTAATTGCGCCATCTTGTCATTGATGCCTTCCTGTTCCTTTGCGATTATATCTAGTTTCAATGATTCCTGGTCCTGCTGGACCTGCAGTTTTCTGATTCGTGTTGTATTAGATACACGATTCACTGTCTTTTCTTCATTCTTTGTTGTAACACTGCCGTCAACTGTAGACATAGAGAACTGTCCACCTTTATAACTGACAGTCAGATCCGATACAAAGAAAGTGAATTCATTGCTGTTATAATTGACAAGAGCCCCAGGAAGAAGATTATCAATCGATATCATCGTAACATTCTTCACCTGATTGAAAGTCAATCCTCTAAGTCTGTCATAGATGCTGTCTATAATGCTCTGTTCATCTGCATATAGATTTGCTGAATCAATAAATAGCGTATTTCCTGTTTCGTCGCCTTTAGAAAGATGATTGAGACCATTTTCAGCATATACTCTTGTGAGTGTATACACCTCATTCTTCTCATAATCTGTTAAATCCTGTGTAGCAGCAAAGGCGCTCTTTTCAATGGGAACAAATCTAATAGAATCAATTCCCTCTGCATAGACATTCGCTGCAAACAGTTCAGCAATCCACCCAAGATAGTTTCTTATCACAATCGTGTTATCGTACCATGATACGCTCTTATCAAGAACATACTGCGGTATTCCTTCACGAATAATAGAAAGACCAGTAAGACTTTCAATCTCGTCTAGCTGGTCTTTTATAGTGACAGGATAAGACAGTTTAGTATCGTATGCCTTGTCAAGAGAATAGTTGTTGTCATACATCTTGAGAGTGAGTTCCTTGGTGTACTTCTCCGGCTGATCATACACCTTGAAGTATCTTGTATCAGATGCATCATTCTCCTTGACTTCCCAGTACTTGCTGATGTCGATATTGTCAAGAATGCCGTCATAGTTATCGAACTTCATTGTCAGTTCAATTGATGGCACGTTGCCTATCATGCGGCAGTCAGCAAAAGAGACAGACATCTTATAATCAAGAAGTCTGTCCGTTACATTTGTCTCTCCATATTTTATAAGCATATGATCACACCTCAATCAGAGAGAAAGAGAATGAATCTGCCTTTAGACCAGACTGCACTCTCTTATAATTGTACTTCTTATTTGAAGCATACATCTTCTTGGTTCCTCTGATACCATGATCAGGAATGTAGAGTTCTGCCATGAACTCTGCCGGAGTGAGTACCTTCAGAATATTCATTACATCTGTGAATGTATTCAACTTATATGTACATGTAATCTTAAGCATGTTAGAACGTATTCTATTTCTTCTTAAGATGCCTGTTGAAACAGGTCTGACACTATCCGAATCTAAATCATTGATTTCTACGCTAATCTCTGAAGGAGTCGGAATAAGTGTTCCGTTTATCTTGATTTTCGCTTCATCTGCCATTTATTCCACCTCCTAATAGTCAAATACAGGCTTGCCTGTGCGTGCTTCATAGTCCTTGATATTGTCAATCACCATCTTAGTGATTACTCTGCCGTCATCAAGCACTAATTTAATGACATAAGTAGCGCCTGTGCCGTCATTCTGAGAAAGTGATAATCTTTCTGAAATCTTTTCAGCAATCATATCGAGTCCCTGTGTGTTTCTCTGTAATGGTATTACTGCTTCTGTTCCTGCTTCACCAATATTGGCGATAGTGGATGCACTTACGATACCACCTTTTGCTAGTCTAGGAATCTTAGGGATTGAGAATCCTTTTCCACCGACTCCAGGAACCCAGTCAGGAATCTTTACCTTGCCTATACCGCTTAAGAATTTGTTGATTCCATCAATCATGAAATTCAATGGAGCCTTGAAGATGGCTCCTAATCCGGAAACAATACCCTCAAATATCTGTCTAACACCAAACCATGCTCTTCTCCAGTTGCCTGAGAATACACCACTGATAAAGCTAGTAAGACCCAAGAAAACAACTTCCAATGAATTAATGATAGGACCCACGTAGTCTCTGAACGCCTTAACGGCATTCTTAACCGTTTCAAACACATTCTTCCATTTGAAACCGAAAGTTCCTTCCATCCATTCACCTAGATTACGGAAGAATTCTCTGATATTGTTGACTCTTTCGCATATTGTTTTGTCTGCGCGTTCAATAATTCCCCTAATTGCAGCAAATACCATATCAAATACACCTCTCAATAGTGTTAAGGCCAATTCGAATACAGGTCCTAGAATATCAAGAATCGTACTGAATATAGGTGTGGCGAACTTTAGAAAATCACTTAATAATCCCATTATGCTCTGGAATACATTCTCCCATGCGTTCCACAACGGCTTGAGAACATCGCCCACAAAATCCATGATGATTTTACCAACTGTATCAATGATAGGTGCCACAATATTTAGAAATACCTTCTGAACAATAGTGGCGATATTTCCTAGAATGCTTACTATGTCATCTCTGAAACTCTTACTCTTCTGCCATAAGTCTACCACTGTAGCAATGACTGCCCCAATGATGATATTTACAGGATTCACAGCCATTACAATAGATGCGAATATCTGTGGAAGAATTCCGAACGCACCGCTCAATGCAGTTGCAAGCGATGCCCAACCTGAAAATACTCCTACTGCAAGCTGTATCTGTGTGATAACAGTACCAAGAATTCCAGCAAGAGTAGAAAATAATGATAATCCCGCAATAGCTGAAAGTATGCCAAGAATAAGACCTACATTATCTGCTATGAAAGAGAATAACCCGTCAATGATACCAAGAACCACATTCACTGCACCTAGTACAACAGTCCAGTCAATCGCTTTAGTAATATCTCTCACAATTTTCAGAATCTCATTGATGATCTTCAATATAGAGTTAAATATATTCCATAAATGCTGAATGATTGAATCGCCTAGGCCTGCAGTGTTCCATGCATCGGCCAGTCCTTGAGAGATATTGCCAATTATCTTGAAGATGTTAGTGAATATCTTCAATATCAGTTCAACAGTCTTTGCGCCTGTGCCGTTTTCCCACACTGTATACATTGACTTGCCGATTTCCATAAGAAGATTCTTGACACCATTAAATGCATATACTGCAGCTGCAATCATTGGCGCACCAAACTTATCCCATGACTGCTTTAATGGCTGGAAGAATTCTGCAACCTTCTTCTTGATTTCTTCTAACTGCTTGTCTACTTCTTCAAGAAGCCCTTTCTGTTCTTCTGCACCACTGTCATCCATGCTGAATCCGCCGATATCACCGCCGGAACCACCAACACCGCCCGAACCACCTGAGCCACCTGAAGATGGATCACTTGAACCATTGCTTGAATTGATGTTATTGATTGCATCGAATCCAGCAAGAGCTCCGTTCAATTCCTTCTTAAGCTTAGAAGCATTACCTGCTGCCTTTTTTAATCCGCTTCCTGTTCCACCTGCGCCTTTAGAAAGCTTCTGCGAACTATTGGAAGCATCGTTCATATTCTTTGCAAGAGCCCCTGTGTTTCCTGCTGCCTTCTTAGCATTGTTTGACACTCCACCAAAAGAAGAACTCAACTTCTTTGACTTGCCACCAAACAGTGCCGTCAGATATCCAACGGCAACCATAACAACTTTAGTGAATGCAACAACATATGGAACGCAGGAATTAATTGCCTTTGCAATATTGGTAAAGAATCCAGCAATATTAGACTGCCCGATTGTATTCATTACATCTGACATACATCTAACAATGGCCGTTCTCATATTAGCGATTGATGTAGCAATTCCACCTGTCGCATTTCTTGCCTGTTCCTCAAATGACTGATAGCCGTTAATGCCCTGAGTGTTTAACTTCATAATTGTATCCATGAACTGGTCCATTGATACTGTTCCGTTTCTTAAAGCCTCACCTAGTGCTGAAGCATTGACAAATCCCATGGCCTCAGCCACCTGTTTCATCTGTGCAGGCATTGCAGTCATCGCTGAACGCCATTCGAACATATCCGGTTTACCTTTGGCATATGACTGTGACAACTGTTCAAGTGCTGATTTCTGTATTTCAGAGCTTGCACCACCGGCTAGAATAGCATTATTTAGTGCAAGGAACATATCTGTTGATCTTGAGATGTTACTGTTCACTGATGTGAATCTCTGTACTGCGCCTGATGCATCGTCTAGGGTTGTTGGAAGTCCAATAAGCTTATTGCTTAGTTTCTGTACAGATGCATTCGCTTGAACACTGCCAGCGCCTAGATTAGACATCACACGGCTATAATTGCTAAGAGTATCAACTCTCTTGATTGCAGCATCAACATTACCTAATATTGTTGATTTAATCAGAGAAGCAATACCAAGACCCGCCACAATATTGCGGATACTCTTGAATGAATTGCCAATTGAGCCTGTGACCTTATCAACATGATTCTTTAGGCCGGTGACTTCATTCTTCACGCTGTTCAGTTCTGATTTCGCTGATTTCGTCTGTGCAGATATTACTATCTGCAGTTCCTCTACCGTCATTCTGCATCACCGCCTTTCTTTTTCTTAGTGCTTCATTATGTCTTCTACTGAAGGCAATGCGAGAAGATCTAGCGCTTGCAATCTCTTTTCTTTCCTTCTCTTTTTCAAACTCTTTCCTATCCTCTTCAAAAAGTGAAGGATAGAAGTCCCACAATTGTGCAGGAGTGAATGAATCATCCTTGCCGTTAAGGACAGCAGAAATACAATCCCTTATCTGAAGGGCCTGTATCTGAAGAGATATCGCTTCCTGTCGCACCATTTCTTTTTTCTTTCTTTCATATGCTGAAATAATATCGAATAGCTCATCTAACGAATAATTCCAAAATGAAAAGGGGTCTACTCCAGCATCAAGCGCTGGATCATAGACCGCCTTGTATATGTAATCTGTAATCAGGATATCTTCTAGAGATTCTTCTTGGCTTCCGCCATTTCCTTTTCCATTTTCGTTTCGAGAGCCCCAGAGAAAAAACCCGATACCTGGAACAATGGAATAAGAACATCACTAAGGAACTCTGTCTGTGAGCCACCTTCATCGATGTATCTATCAAACATATCATTCACATCGCTTCTGTCGATGTTGCTGTTGAATTTCTGAAGACCACCATGTGTGATGTCCAGCATAGTGCATAATGGTGTCATGCCTGATTCTGTATTAAGAAGGTTGATAAGACTTCCACCATACATCTGTTCTAGTCTAGAGATTTCTCCTGTTGTCAGTTTTAATTTGTATTCTTCTTCACCGATTTTCCAAATAATGAACGGTTTTCTTTTTGCTTTTTCTGCCATTTATCTATATCTTCCTTTCTATGCTGCTACTTCTGTTGGATCAGTAATAGTGAGTTCAGACTGTAATGCGATTGCAACAGTAAATTCAATAGCATCATTGACACCACCGCCCGCTCTTTTAACAGTGACCTGTCCTGAGAATGTAGTTGTAGTGCCGTCCTTCAATGTTTCTTTGAACATTGCAGTAGCCCCTGTTTTTTCTAGCTCCCTCATTAATCTGTATGAAGATGTTGGTTTGCTGTTGTCATACTTGAATGTATATTCAAGGTCTCCAGGATCTCCGATACCTAATTCATAGATTTTAACTGTGTCATCAAGTGAAGAGTTTTCAACCTTTTCTTTTTCAAGGCCCATTTCAGGAATCTTCTTCAACCCTGGAAGTTCAGTGAAAGAAGTTCCCTTGTTTGTCTTGTCATAAGATAATTTAGCGCCGTTTGCTAGCATTATATAATTCCTCCTTATCAGTTACATACCATGATAGATGTAATCACTATCATAATATGCTTCATAACTCATTTTCTTGTGTCTAAGTCCTGATGCATCATCAATATCTCTGCATGATACTCTCTTTAGCCCCATTGCCGATAATGCCTTATCAACTTTCAAGGCTGTACATGATGTACTCTTAGTATCCCATATTTCGATTCTGTAAAGGACATGTGATATCTGCTCCTTGTCATCCGTCCATTCTGCCACGCTGTTATCTTCCTCAACATACTGAACGGCTGGAAGCTTAGCCCAGTCCTTAGGATAGATGTCAGTGACTTCAAGGCCTTCATCTGTCAGAGCCTTATATACTTTATCTTTAATGTTGATCATATGCTTTTAATCCTTTTCAATTAACTGGCTGATTACTATACCAGCATCTTTTACTGCTTTCTTTTCAGTCTTCTTTGCTCCCTGGTACATGAATGGCTGTGCAGGCTGTCCATCCGACCTGTAATATCTCTTTCCATCAACCTCGATAACTACCCAATGATAATGCTTTATCGCACTTTCTGATAGCTTATCCTCAGGAATCCACCAAGGCTCCATCGTATAAGAAGGATGTACATATGGAGATATTCCAGCATGGTCTGCAGCACCTTTTCGACCTGTTCCGAATTCAACATATTGAGCATATGCCTTATTTGTATAAACATATCCCTTGTCGCCTTCAACTCTTGTCTTAATGGAATTTCTTAATTCACCATTATTTACAGGGCATTCAAGAACGCACCCACTTCTGATTGTTTCCGCAGCCTTTCCGAGAACCTGTTCAGGATTATCAAGAACTGCATCTATAGCACGAAGCGTTCTAAACAGTTCATTAGCACCATTGAGGCTCATTTAATAATCTTCTCCAGTTCATAGAGATAGTGCCTGTTATATTCCTTCATGCTGATGATTCTATAATCCGGTTCATCGATTGAATGATTATAGACATTCACTCCCCACTTTTCAGTGGGTCTGAAATCATCATCCTTATTCTTAGGAAGAATCATATTAAGAATGTAGTTCAGTCTCTCCCCATACATTTCAGCCTGTAACTTACCGGATGCAGGCCATACTTCAAGAAGCATTGTTTTTCTCTTGATCCACGTTTCAGTAGTGACACCTTCACCATCTTTTTCGATGACAGGCTCATATACAGGATAGTTCTTAAGCGCTGAAAGTCTCATTGGTTCCCCTCCGGCTTCTTTTCGTGAACGATTCCTCCTGCACGAATCAGTCTCAAGTTGTTGAGAGTTGAGAGAATATCTTCATAAGTGGAAGACTGAAAAGTAGATGTGATGCCACCTTCTGAATGTGATGATTCTCCGACCATGCCCTCTCTGAAGTACATGGCACATGCTAGATCAGCAACACAGAAATCCATTGCAGTGATGTATACAGTGCGGTTTGTATGTGCAAGAGCACGCTGTTTTGCCATTTCAACATAGATTTTTGCACGCCCCTGACTCGCTCCTGTTCTTTCAGCAACAATCTCAACTAGATCCATAGATTACTCCTCCTGCATCTTAGTGAGAACTGCGACCAATTCCTTTTTAACAAGACTAGAATATCCGCTAACGCCCTTTTCCTTTGCAATAGTCTTTAACTGGTCAACAGTCATATCGTTGAGGTCCGTCACTTCATTGTTTTCTACAGGAGTATCTTCATCATTCTTCTTGTCTTCGATGACACGATATCCCTGTTCAGTATAACGCTGAAGGTCATCCTCATGGATGGCCCTTTCAACGTTGATTCTTTTTACAATGATCATTATGCATCAGCTGAGACGTTAGCAATGATTAGGTCAAGCATGTTGTCCTTTTCCCAGCAGTCATGATATCTTCTATAGTCAATCTGCCAAGCATTTGCATCCTGGTTAGTATCAGGGTCAAATACTCTTGTCTTGTCCTGTTTAGTAACACCGATAACACTATTGATTGGCGCCATTAAGAAGTTTACATCCTTAGCAGTTTCACCTTTTGTATATCCACCTGCGTCTTTTGTTGCTCCAGCATCAACCTTGATAGCTGAATACATTCTATTCTTTGGTGTAGGAATGAATGTGATTTCATCAAGCTTATAGATGTCTAATGTGATATTTCCAATAGTTAATTTGCCTGATGTAAGGTTGCTGTTTACCATCTTTTCCTTTAATAATCTTAAAGTGTCATATGTAATATGACAGATGATATCACCCTGGTATCCTTTATCACGGATAGTATCCGCTGCCTTTTCTAATTCAGAAAGAATATTCTGTTCAGTCAATGCAGTTGTTAGGATGTTTGCTGATTTCTTTGCTGTAACATCAGAAACAACCTTAGAAATACGATAAGCATCTACTTCAGGGGCAACATGTAAACGCTGGAATTCTCCCATGACAGTGCCAGCAGATGCCACAAAGTTAGTTTCGTTTACATCCATTGCATCAAGAAGGAACTTTCTTCCACGGTCCTGTGTCATTTTGAATGTTTCATATTCAAGAGTGACAGCACCCTGTTTATATCCTTCATCTCTGTTATAGTCTCCTAAGCCCACTAATGACATCTTAGGGATTTTTACCTCTGCACCACCGTCATACTTAATCTGTCCGGCATTGGCATCCATCCATGATGTAAGAGTAAGATGCTCCATCTGTTTATCTAGTTCAGTCTGAAAAATAGTTGAATACTGTAATGTGTTAATTGCCATGTTCTATACCTCTTTTCTAAAATTTAAGTGCATTCGCGAATGCTTTTCTTGCATTCTCTTCTTCAGCAGTCAATACATTGTTTTTTGCCTTGTCTAAAGGTGCTTTCCCTTTTAATCGGTCATCAACAGACTGCTGAACCGCTCCCTTGAATGCTTTAGAGAGTCTTTTGACAGATTCATTTACAGAATCAGCATCAGTGTAGTCAATGAAGTCAGCCATATCTGCTGGAACTCCTGCAGCATTAAGCTGTTCCTTGGCAACTGCAGTCAGTTCTCTACGAGTAATTGCTGCTTCTCTATTGTCAAGATCTTCTTTTCTCTTGTCTTCCTCATACTGCTTCTTTTCATCATCTGTCATCTTTTGAAGCCTTTCAGCTTCCGTATGATCCTTATCCCACTTCTTTCTTGCACGGGCAAGTCTCTTCTGGACGATTCTGTCCACATCGTCTTCTGTGAGGGTTGTTACTTTGGCTTTACCATCTTCAGGTTCACCTGACTGCGCATTATCGGGATTCCCTTCGTCGCCTGTGTCTTCTTCCCCCTCTTCCCCTTCTTCCGCAAAAAGCTGAAGGTTCAAAGGCATCATATTCTTAATGTATTCCATAACTTAATTCCTCCGTTTATAGTCCGTATGACTGTTATATCCATGCACCTTTTAATGTCATATGCACGTTATGGACAGACAGAAAAAAAGAAGAACATCAACCGCTCTTCTGTCTGCTTCTGTATTTCATCAATGCTTTAGGTTTTCTTTCCTTGGGAGGCGGACAGTACTCTTCATATGTCTCGTGTGAGAGTTTTCCGCATATCATGCACATATATGTCACCTTCTTAACAATGACGTGCCTACGGCTGTCAAAATGACTTTTACAGTCATACTCAAAGTACTGATGATGATGTGGTTTCAATCCTTCAGCCATATGGTTCTCCTTTCTTGAAATTGAGCAAAATAAAAACCGACTAAAAAATAGTCGGCTTATACAAACGGTAATATGTCTTTCAAGTCTTTCATAAATCGCTTGGCTTTTTCAATAGTTGAATTATCAGTAAGGTATTCTATTCCTTTTGGTGTAATCTCACATTTATCAAGGTTGTATATTTCTATGTTTTCATATATATCCTGGTCAATTACTATCCCACTGATATATCCCTCATTCAACAGATTCACAATGACATAAGTCCAGTACTTTCTGTTGATCTGCAGATATTTACTGTCATGTCTTATGAGTGATGCATCGATATCCTTCCCATGCTTTAGCTGCATATACAGGTAGGATAGAATCTGATAAACAATTACATGATAATCATCCCTTGCCATGTTGTTCTCCTTTTTTCAAAAAATAATTGATATCAATCTGTTAATTCACTATACTTACACTTTTTGCATTTTTGAAACGCATCTTCCATTTTATCATCAGATATTTCGTCTAATTCCTTAATGGCGCTTTTTTTTGCTAATTTGGATATTCCCATAAGAGATTCATAACACCACTCACAATCAATGATTCGATTAAATACAGGGCAATATCTATCTTCTTCAAAATCAACGTTATCTATTTTTTCCATCGTTTAAGCACCTCCAATATAGCCATATAATTATCGCCGTAATCAGTATACTTCATACCTGTTTTAAATATCCATTTATCGCCTCTCAGCATAACAACAGAAGCCCCTTTCTCAGAAATAAATAATTTCCTTTTCCCATTCCATTGATTGAACATCACTAATGCATTGTCTACATATTCTTGCAACTCATCAGAAGTAATGTTTCTTTCTAGCATTCTATCAAATAAATGATTCTTATCTTTTTTTGCTTCATCATCTTTCAAGGCATATCCTTTCACCTTTTCTGGTAACTGAGGAACACCTGGAGCATAATTCCTAATAGAATGCAATAAAAAATCATTGTATGTTAACTTTGGGTTCAACTGTTTGAATTTATAAAAACTTTTCAAATGTTCCCATTCATCAGGATTATTATACTTCAAACTTTGAAATTTCGATAGTGATAGAGGTACATTTTCATTTCCTAATAAATTGGCATATTCTTTATACTGCTTCTTATCACTAGAATAATTCTTAGCTGACTTCTCAGCAGTATTAATTGCATCTGTACCATGCTTTTCAACCATTCTCTGATACCACTCTTTATAAGTCTCATCAGCTGGAACCTTCATCCTTTCACCTGTGACAGGGTCTCTAGCAAATCTTTCTAGATTATGCATAGTTTCATCGTCAAGATTCATAATAGTAGTAGAACGGCACCATGGGTGCATTGGAGGGGCGTTTACACCTATCTTCTTATCATTAACCCTGTATACACTTCCGTCCCTCTCACGGCAAATTTGGGACGTTCTAAGGTCTAGTGTTGCAACAAATCTATACTCCTCTATGCCATAATCCTTGTAAGCCTGGAAGTGCGCCTCATTGTGAATGTATGATGATTCGGTTCTTACAAGTCTTCTAGCTTTATTTCTACCTGATAGGAACTGTTCGTTGATTGAGTCGGTCATTTCCTTCTCTGTCTTTCCTGTGAGGGCTCCTATCATGAACTCTTCTTTTAGTGCATCGGCCACCTTCTGAGTATTGTTCCATACTCTTTCGGAATAGTTCTGTCCTGACCATTTCTTTTTCAGAATGGTTTCAAGAGCGCCTTCATCAATAGGGCCTGTCTGAAGATCTAGACCGCTCATTCTTGCAGCTTCATACACCGCATGGTGATAACTGCTTTCATAGACCTGTCGCATTGTCTTCCCTATGGCATCTCTTTCCTTGGATTCAATGGCATTAATCAGCTTATTAATTGACTTGTTAATATCATCAAGCCTCTTCATACGGTTCTTGTATGCTGGGGCTTCCAATTCTGCTAGTACCTCTCTTTTTTGGGCACCTGTCTTATTCTTGTATGCTTCAAGCAGTTTTTCGAAATTTCTGCTGTCAGCCTCTGAAAGAAGATTAATAGCCTCGTCTCTTGTCAGATGATGTTTTGAAGCGAATCTATTGAATATTCCCTCAATCTGTTTGGCAGTGTAGATTGCAGCCTTGCTATAGATTACGCTCAACTCCTTGGCACAGTCCTCAGCTAACTGCATATCCTTGTACATGTTCCTTGCTTCTCGCATCTCCCAGTACTTTATGTTTTTGATGTTAGTCATAACAGAGCACTATCATTCCTTGTCTTTGTCATCATCATCATTATTATCATCTTCCTCGTGATCATCTGTTTCTTCTTCATCTTCTGGAGGAGTATTCTGATTTTCGGTATCAAATAACTGCTTCTGTGTTTCAAGTGCTTCCTGTTTTTCTTTCTTGACTTCTTTCATTTCATCATCAACATTTGAAACAAAGTCAAGAAGTGCAAGAAGTGTCTTAGTTGATACAACACCTTTAAGATTCGCAATAATCTGTGATAATTCAAGACGGTTCTGTGGGAGTCCTCTTGTAAATACAGGCTCAATCATTGACTGATCAGCAGCAATTGCCTTTAGATTGAGGTAAGTACAGAACATTCTTATACGCTTCTTAAGCCCTTTCTTGTAATATCTCTCTTTTGTCTTTGTGAGGGTCTCAAGTGCTAGAAGCTTATATTGAATAGCAATGCCTGAACTGTTGCCAGCAAAGTTTTCATCTGTCAGATTAGGAACATGAGAAAGTGAATAGATATCTTCCTTTATTGAGCGCTTGAGTGTTTCCACCGCATTCTCGTCAAATGTTCTAGTCAGATATTCAGAGCGTGCATCACTAGGAAGTTCCATAACACCATTCTTACGGATAGCCTGGAGCGCTTTTGTTGCTTCTTCATCGTCATCACCTAAAAGAGCGCCATAGACAACAAGCACTGCGTCAATGAACTGCTCCTTATCGTTGATTCTGTCAGAGCATAATGTATTGTATGCGTCAATAAGAGAAATCTGCTGTTCATAGTCTCCAATGCAGTCCATGTTGTTTCTATACTCAATGATAGGGTCCTCACCTAAGAAATGTGGGTAAGGCTCACCTAGTTCTGAAAACTCGCCTTTTTCGAATTCTTCATTGCATGTGATTCCCATTCTTGTGACATAGTTCTCAGTTGTTACTGTTGCGATGATATTGAACCTGTCAGTAGAATCATCTTTTTCAATAGAATAATAAACACTGAATAGTTCATGCTGTTCAATTGAGGCATCAAAAACCTTGAATGTTGACAATGGGTCAAGTGTCTTGGTCATCAGCTTGCTTTCATGCTCACATAAGTAAACATACTCATAAGCGACACCAGCACGTGACATATTGATAGCATTGCATGAATCCGTATCATCTGTTTCAGCATCAACGAAAGCACCTGTCAGCTTGTCAATATTGCCGTCTTCTGTATTCTTCTTGAATGTGATAGGGTTTGAAAGAAAATATCCCGTTGCTGTATCTGATATATCTTTAGCATGGTTTACCATGATCTTATTGTTCGGCTGGTTCTTGAACTTCTTTTCCCTGTTCATGATGGCATGCTTACCAAAGTAATAGCCGACATTCTTCAATATCTCAGGAGCACGAATACTATAATGCTTGCTAATGAGACGAAGGATCATGCTCCTGTCTATGTTTGTCTCGTCGAATTCTTCTCGTGGAATCGTGAAAGTATAATACATCTTTTAAAATCTCCTCTTTCCTGCTCTTGCCTTCTTCATAAGAATTTCATTTTCTATAGCATATCTAACCGCATCTATAGTGTGGTTGTTTCTGTCGGGGAAGTCCCCTCTAAGGTTGCCGTCTCTATCCATCTCAATTTCATAGTCATTGAATTCACGTGCAGCATTGGGGCATCTAACAGGATCTATAATTATCTTGTCTAAGTCCTGAAGGAACTTTATTCCATTGTCCACACTGTCAGCGCCTTTCTTTGCACCGATGATATTGAGACCTAATAACTTGAATTCATTAATAGTTCTTGGTTCAGCTGAATCAGCAGTGACTAGCTTATTGAGTGGGTTAATCTCTTTTATGAGTTTTACGGCCTTGGCATTTGATAGTCTAGTTCCATATACTTCACCAAAAATAAAAAGACGCCTGCGCGTCTTGTCATAGTTTGCTTTGACATATGCTAATGGGTCACCAGCATAACCAAAGTCCAATCCGTTTTTTAATCTATCGAATACCTGTATTTCCTCGTCGGTTATCTCACGTATATCAAGGTTTGTGAAAACCTCGCTACCTGTTCCAGTTACCTCTCCCAAATAGTCATGCTTATACTTATCAGGCTTTGTCTCCTTCATGTGGTCGGCTTCTATTAAGAACTGCTCCCCAAGCCACTGAGGTGGTGCCTGTAAGTAAGTTGTGTGAGAGACATATGTATCATCCCTTTTTACTAGAACTTGCCTGTTGCACCAATTTCTTTGTGATTCAGGAGGGTTGAAAGAGTAAAATACACAATATTCATGTTCACCACGAAGAAGTGACTGATTGATATTGGTTATTTTATCGTATGTTTCGAACTCGTCGCACTCTTCATACCAGACATATTTAACATAACCGACAAACACCTTGATAGATTTCAACTTCTTAGGATTGTCAGCACCTTTGAATATTATCTGTTGTCCTGTCGGCCTGTATGTCATCTGTAACTTAGATTCAGGTATATCCCAATCTTCTTCAGCCTTCAGCATGAATATGCCCCACTTAATCTGTTCATAGACTGAACCCCTTAAAGTGTCCTTTACACGTCTTATAACAACGGCATTACTCATTACGCCACGTTTTGCATCTCTCATAATTCCTAAAGGAATTTCAGTACCAATAAAAGAAGATTTTAAAGAACCTCGTCCACCTTTAAGCCAGTAGTGTGTATATGCATTGGTCTTAACATATTTATGAAGATCATAGAACGCTGGGCCTATAATGTCAGAAAGCTTTGCTCTATTCGATGTCATCTATAATTACTATCTGTCCATTTGACTTGATGTCAAGACTACTGCCAGGCTTATTACCACTCAAGTCTCTAATGAATTCTGCTGCCCTAGTGTCGCCCTTCATTGCCTTCTGAACCTGTTTAATGAGTATTGCGTCCTGTACAGTCACATTCTTGCCATTCAATGCAGCAAAGTTCTTTATTGTGTCCACATCAGCTATCTTACCGGATTTGAGAGACATGGAAAGAAGCGATGCAAGATTGTCTTTCATTGCCTTCTTTTCTCTTCTTGCCTTGACAGATGCAAGTCCGCCTTTTCGGCCGTTCTCTCTTCTTTCTTCTGCTGTCATGTTTGCAAAAGCGTTTTTTCCTCGTTCAAAACCTTCATTTTTCCCACTTGGCATGTCATCACCTCCTCTTATTTCAACATAAATTCAAGGTTTTTACCCGTCCAATCAACGTCTTTTGCTTTGACTGTTTGTGTTATAACTTTAACACCGGGCTTTGGTCTACCTAATGGCGTTTTAGTCCATTTATCAGCTTGTGACTTATCTAAAAACACCCAGTCACCGCTGTTTATGGTATTACCTATTGTAGCACGATATATTTTTATTTTTGCGTTTTGGTTATTAGCAACTTTTTGTATTTGTGCAACAGCTTCTTGATTAGCTTGTAATACTTTAGGTGCTAAATTTTGTAACTTATCAACCATCATATCAACGGTGTTACCAGTTCCACTTGCTTTTGCAAATTGTTTACCTTGATAACTTGTGTCAGGTTTATTTGAACCAATTGCACGCTTACCGCCTCTTGAACCTTTTGCCATCTTATTTTCCCCACCTTCCTTGTGAAAACGTTTCTATGTATTCCACATCATCATCTTTTAATTCATCCATATATTTACCATAAACAAGTATTTTACTAGGATGCAGCTTATCAATCATATTTTTATATTCATGTTCAATGAAGTACTTTCTAGCCTCTTTGTCTTTTGTCCACATGTTGCTAATTAGCACAATGCTATTCTTAGGAATGCCGTCCAGATAGAACTCCATGCTTCTTGGGTCTGTACTTGCTCGAACTGTCGGGATAACTGTGATACCTTGAGACTGCAAGAATGCACCAACCCACGCTTTTCTGTATATATTAAAAATCTGTGTGGCAAGTGGCATATCTCCATAAGGAGAGAAGTCAGGAGTTGCAACACAGACATACTGTCTTAACTTTTCAACATACTGTTGTGGATTATTCCAAATTCTTTCAAATTGATAGTCATCAATGAAGAAGTGAACTGCCTTGCCTGTTGGATCATTGTCAGACAGTACATAATTAAATCCTATCCATTCGGAAATTGGTGGCAGTTCTGTAACAGGCTCTAGCTTAGGAATGTCATACTTTCCTTCGCCATCAAACTGCCCATACTCTAGATTAACTATGTTTTCAACTCTTCTTTGCGTTTCTTGTTGATTTTCTTCATGCTCACAGTCTTCATAATCTTCATATTCTTCAAAATCAATTGATTCAAACCCAAAAGAATCCATGTCTATATTGATAATGTCATCAAGTTCACCGCTTAGGATTTCAAAATCCCATTCAGCTTTCTCTGATACCCTGTTATCTGCTAGTCTAAAAGCCTTAATCTGCTCGTCTGAGAGGTCATCGGCTACTATGCATGGAACTGTCTCAAGTCCTAGCTTTAGCGCTGCTTTAAACCTTGTATGACCGCATACGATGATATTATTCTTATCAATCACTATAGGAACTTTAAAGCCAAACTCCTTGATGCTGTTCATTACCATGGGAACGGCTTCATCATTCTTTCTAGGATTGCGACTATAAGGGATTAGATCAGCAATAGACTTCTGCGTTACCTTGATGTCATTCATCTGTTATTCTCCTTCCCGGCAAAATAAAAAGGCACTTATACAAGCGCCTTGAAATCATAGTTCCCTATCAAACTATTTCCACATGTTATATGTTAGCACCTTTATATTACTAATGCGTTTTGATTTCATGACTTTTCTATACTTTCTGTTATATTTTTATCATTTATAACTTCAGATAATTCGATGATACCAGAACAAAGGAAGTGTCTTACTGTTCCTACTGAATACTGCATCAAGTCAGCTATATCATAATCACTCATTAGTTCAACATACTTATAAAACAATGCATCACGATGATTCATGTTGTCTAGTTTCTCAATATCCTCACGAATAAGAGACATCTGAGCAATATACTTATCCTTCATCATGATGTAATCGTTCTGAGTCTTAGGTTCTGAATATGAACCGCTCGAACTATCATCATATCTGATTGATTTAACATTAATCATCTTGTTATTGATGTACTCCACTCGATTGCGCATATTCCTATAGCTTTTAAGATAGTTTCTTGTCTCTTCTGGCGTCATCTGATTACCTCCTTATTCAAAAATGAAAAATAAATAAATCACTATCACCAGTACAAATAAAATAAAAAACAAAAATTAACCTCCTTTCTGGAGAAGAAGAAAACAGTCCTTTACTCTTCCTATTGGTTTTCAATTTGTGTCTTCTCTTCTCCCAGCAACATCATAACTTTATAGTTGGATAGCAAAATTAACGCTTCTTACTCTTATTCAATTTGCAAAGTAAGGTGAAGAGATGGAAGCAAAGCCATGACACTGCTG